TAGTCATGCTATCTAAGATTGCTCGATAGCCACTTACCACAGCGCGGTAGTTGCTATCAGCATATACCTTTCTGCTTATTGGTATATCGACCAATAATGGCACGGAATCAACAGTACCAGGTAATGTATCATGAATCACCTCGCCAGTTTCATACTCTTTCACTGGGTAAGGCTTTACGACTTCCAATGTATCGTGAATAACAGTCGTGTCAATCTGATGCACTGGAACAGAAGGATTTGTTCTATTCCCAAAAATGAGAATCAGAACAAGAAAAGTGACAATAGCCACAAAAATGATATTTTTCATTGACTCAAAAAATTTAATGGTGGATACACAATACCTCTCTCAAGTAGCTGCTCTCTCATTCTATTTCGATGAATAATATAGGCTTGCAGCTTTCGCCAGAATGTATTTTTCTTTTTCATAATCCAGTTACTATTTCGACTAACGCATTAGCCAGTTTCTGAATTAACTTATCTCTGCCAATGCGATAAAGCAAAGCATCCTGTTTGTTGCTCACAAAACAGACCTCTATCAGAATATTGTTGCAGTTTGGTTGGCGAAGGATGCCCAACGTGCCGTGTGCAGTTTGCGATTCGGTTTTGATGCCTCGGTTGTTCGTGCCGATCGTATTCACAATCAGCGCATTCAGCTTCAGGGCAATTTTCTGTTCCATAGATGTGCATTTCTCCGGCACAATCGTTTCTGTACCGTTGCCATAGGCGTTGGCGCTTGCATTGAAGTGCAGTTCTACTAACAAATCTTTTGGGCTGACCAATCGGGTAAGCCATTGCAGCACAATGGGAAGTTTATCCGTATTTCGGTCAGTCACCACTTGTATGCGTCCGTTAATAGCCTTCACTATGTCGTCGCGTAGTGCGATTGTTTCTGCACCTTCGTCAATAAAACCTGATGCGCCTGTGCCTGGTCCATTGTGGCCAGCTGTTAAATATAGCTTAGTCATACTTTTACTTTTAATGTGCTTAGTTTCTCTATCGAGTCGTTCTGATTCACCCAACGACTGCTTTTATTAATCCTGAATATTCACTAGAAATGTGCCTACCACTCCGAAGCCTATAGCGATATATCCGAGTACATCGTGCGCAGAAGCAAAAGCTGAAGCCGATATAAACGCTGAAACGCTCACCAGTGCTGTGCCTATTTTACCCCATTTAGCAGGAGTTGGGTTATTTAGATTTGAAAGTTTCATGACTTACTTATATTAAAAAGTTTTTCTACTTCAGCTACCGGTAGTCCTGTTTTTCGGGAAATTTCGCCGATAAGCATTTTCTTTACTAACTTAGCGCCGATTAGGTCGGGCTTGATAATGAGCATGTGCGCCAGTGCGCTGAAGAACTCTGCACTACACAGCACTACAGTCACCAACACTGTGAGATAAGACAAATCACCAGGTACAATTTTATCAATGATAAGCGGCATATAAAATAGTGTCACATACATCACCAACTTAATGGCGGTACTTGTCAGCGCATAACTAATATGGAATTTACTCATTTTAGCACTGCTCCAACAACCAAAAAATAGATCGATAAACAATGCCAGTAAAATCCAATGAATCAACATCGCTTTATCTCCGAAAACGGTAAACATAAATGTCATCCCCATCATGGCCCAGCCAATGGCGGTCGACAAAACTTCTTTTATTTTGAAAATTAGACTTTCTGCAATTTCTGCAACTTGCATGATTGGATTAGCTGGCATAACACTCTTTGTTTTATTGATAAATAAATAATTTGAATACAAATTTCACTCGATTCGAAGTAAAATAAAAGGACAACTTTACCCTATCTACTCTTCGCCGCTATCATCCGATCATATAGTGCCGTTTGCTCTTTCAGCCCTTCACGTCCGGTGATAGATACTATGCCGCGCATCGGTTTATCCATCTTAGCTTCGAGGCGAGTTAATACATCCGTCAGTCGGTTTGTGTCCATCGTATTATTCGATTGAGGTACTCCATTTACCAGACCACTTTCTTGTGCTGTGGTGCGGTTAGTTTGTGAGTATCCACCATCATACATACCTCTTACGCGTATGTTTTGCAAAATCTCGGTGGTGTTCATCATCCGGATACGTCCTGTTTTCTGTGCATTATTAAAAATGTCGTAAAACTGATTCACATGTGGATTCGCCACTCCGTCGTTGTTGCCCACAAACTCATTCGAGTGCACTGGTATCACTCCGGCTTCGGCTCGTGAGTTTCCCCGACGGGTATAACCTTCCACATAATCACCAGAATATCCGCCCGAGTAAAGCCCCGATTTTGCTTGTTCTCGTGCTTGATTGGCTACCGCTAGTTGTGCAGTTCCAGCAGCCACTGCGGCAGCAGCGGCAATAGGTGCAAGTACAGGGCCAATGATAGGAACATTCAATGCCGAAGTATATGCCGTGATGGCAGCAACAGCCGTTTGAGCAACAATCTGAGCTGCTGTCAGAATAAACTGTTTATCTGCCCATTTCCTGCGCACTTCAGCAAGCTCTTTTTCTTTTTGCTCTTCTAGTTTTGCTACTTTCTTTTGGTTTGTTCCAGCTGCCTTTATCAGTTTGGCATATTTCATTTCAACAGCTTGTGTTTCTACCTGTTGAAATCCCGATGCAGCATTTGCCAGATTACCAGCTATGTTTCCAATTTCTTGGGCTGCTTTGGCGTAACCATCTATTTTGCGGAGATTATACTCTTTATCAAGCAGAGCTTCAGCTTTTACAGCTTCTTCTTTGGTGATTATTCCTCGTTGCAGCCAATCTTGAATAATTTCTGCTTCTTTCTGCTTCCACGATTTCAACCTTTGCTCTTCAGTACCATATTTGTCAGTGAAAGCAGAACGTTCTTTTGTTCGATCAGTAGTATCATCCGATTTTATACCATTTGCCAACATCTTTTTGCGCAGTTCTTCCGCTTTTTCTGCCGACATTCCGGCTAAAATCAGTTGTTTTACAAAAGCATCTGATTGAATTCTCATTACTTCTGCTTGATATACTTCTTCTGAAATCAATTTCTTAACGTGCTTTTCGTTCAGCAATGCCAGTTCTTTATTCTGTTCTGCTATCACCAAATCCATGGGGCTTTTTTCTAAATCCAATTTCTTTTGAAGGTATTTTGCCTCAATGGTAACTAATCCTTCTTTATATTGCTTTTCAGAAATGAGTCTATCATTTTTCTTCTGATCCAATGCTACTTTTTCGGCTTCTTCATCAGTTTCTAGTTTCTTGAGCGCAAGATCCGTATCTTCTTTGCGCTTTTTCTCGTAGTCTTTGAAGAGTTTCTCTAGGTCAGCCGTAGTTTTTTTCTGAATTTCGAGTTTTTTATTGGCGATTTGTAGTTCAATATCTCCCGTATTTTCGCCCCATCCCTTCAGCATTTTTGCTTTGTTTTCGAGATACTGGAGATCTAATACTTCCATTTCGTTTTGATACTGCTCTTCAGTCTTTTTGTTTTGGGTTCTATCGGTTATTAATAGGGCTTGCTGTTTTTTATAAGCATCTTCTTGTTTTTTCAGTTCTTCATCATGGGCTTTTTTCAATTCCGCTAATTTATCTTCTGGCGTTTGTCCGCTGTTATCGGGAGAATTAGTCGTATTATTATTCTCAATTTTACTGGATATTGCAGGTTTTACTCGATTGAATTGTTTATCCAAATCAGCTAATCCTTTTTGTTGAACAGTTATTGATTCTTTATATTGGCTAATTCTATCTTGCAGAATTGTCCGAAACTGTAAGCCTTGACCTTGCGACATCCTCATGGCTAAACCATTCGCCACCTGTTCTGCTTTTACTAAATCACTACCATATTGCCGAAAGATGGACGATATTTGGTCAGCAAATATATTCCCAGCATCTTCGCCTTTAATCATTCCCATTCGTTTGCTCAACTCTGTCAATAAATCAGTTTGCTCACCTATTGATTTTTCAAGAATTTTCGTTTTTGCAGCATCAGTTATTTTAATGGCAATATTTTGTTCAAGGGCTGTATTGACCTGTTGTTGTGCTTTAGCAATGTCCTTTATATTGCCTTTCTCATCAATGAGATCTTGAATATATGGGCCATACAACGATTTAATTTTTGTAAGAGCAATTCTTCGCTGTTCAGTACCTTCATTCGCATTCTTATATGCTTCAAATAAACCATTAGCATTTGATTTTTCCAATTCTACTTGTGCACGATAGTCGCGTTGCGAATCTTTCAGCGTTTCTTTGATGGAGTCTTTCAATTCATTATTCCGATTGATAAACTTCTCAATCATGACAACCAATGCTGTCAAACCGATAAGCCCAGCGGCATACGGATTTGTTTTAATGAAATTCTTGATTGAATTAAAACTAGCTTCCAGTTTTTCATTCCAGATTACGGCTATTTTCGTTGCAATTGTCTGAGCTTGAATAGCGACAATATATGCACCAATAATTACAGTAGTAGTTACAATAGTTCCCCCCCATTTCCCAAACCAATCTACTAACCCTGGTAATGCTTGCACAGTTTTCGAGAACCATCCTGTGAGCATCGACATAGCAGGTTGCAGTTTATTGACCAATTCAATTCCTGCAATCTTCATTTGATTCACACTTTGTGCCATCTTGGCTGCTGGAGTGGTGCTATTGATAGCCGCTTGCTCCATACCTACGGCAGTGCCTGTCACCGCTGTAGTCAACTCCTCAAATCGTTTACGTTGGTCAATAATAGTCTGAGCAATCACCACATTATCAATGCCAAACAACTCTGCCATTTTCGAGAATCCTCCTTTTCCAGAGAATTTCGTATTCAGCGTTTCCAATGCCTGAGTCATCCCCACTACTCTTGGGTTGGTTTCGTCGGCTCCTTTCATCAGCTTCACGAAGAAGGTCTTCAGTCCAGTTCCAGAAATCTCTGCGGCATGGCCTTTTTCCCCGAGCGTTTCTATCAACGCCACGGCTTGTTCTACAGGCACGTTTGCCAATTTGGCGACTGAGCCAAATTTGGTCATGGCTTCCGATATGTATGGCACTTCTTTTGCTCCAGCTTGCGATCCTGCTGCAAGCACATTCATATAGTGAGCAGCTTCACTGGCCGACACACCATATTGGTTCATCATATTGGTTAATCCTTCTGCAGCTGGCACCACTTCCATTTTAGAAGCAGTGGCGAGTATCAGTGCTTGTTTGGTTACTTCATTCAGCGCATCGGCATCTTTCAGCAGTTCCGGCTTTTGGCTTCCTACTTTGGTGTAAGCATCCACTATCTCTTGAGCTGATTGGCGGATGCGAATGCCTGTTCCCTCCAGTGCATTGACCGACATCTTCTTAGCCATTTCGGTCAGTCGGTCCACATCTTCTTGTCCAAGTCCGGTGAGGGCTTTGAGGTTCGCTTTCGAATCCTCCATTTTGTCGCGTTCCTCTTTCAGGGCTTTGAAACCCATAGCGATGCCGGTGAGCGATGCAGCAAAGGCGGTTGCCATAGCAAAATATCGATTGAAACCATCGGCCATTTTGCCTAGTGAAAAATGAGTTTCTTGTGCAGTGCCTTTCAGCTCACGAATTCGACCTTTAACGTCGTTCAATTGATCGTTATATTTTTTGTAAAGAGGAGAATCACCAGGCACTTGTGCCAAAATGGATGACAACTCTTGCTGACGGCGATTCAATTCTTTCAAAGAAAGATTTGTAAGCCCGATCTTATTATAAATTTCATCATGTGCCAGTTTCAACGCTTTCAATCGTTTGTCAGCATCAGCCCATTCTTCTGTACCTTGTTTGGCTTTTTTCAGCTCTTTTTGCACATTGCGTATATCGTCTTCTATTTCACGAAGGCGTTTGCGGTTTTCGTCGTTTTTTATGACGATTTCAAGCTCTACTCTATCGACTTTCAAACTCATATCAATCAAATTTTGGTTGATACAAATTTCACGCTATCAACATCGAAATAAAAGGACACAAAAAGCCCCATCTAAGTCAATAGACAGGGCTTTTCGAGAGCTAAAAATCAGATGACTATGTTTCTCTGTTTTTCAGAATTCCGATAAGTCTTTCTCGTTCCTGGTCGCCAAGTTCATACATCAAAATACCTATTAGACGATTCATGGCTCCAAAAGCATTCTTTGAATACCAATCCACGTTTTTAGGTCGTTTTTTCATCGAGTTTTGTTTATGACCCCATATCAGGCTATTGGTGTTTACTTCGTCCTTTCGTTTTCTCTTCAGCTTTGAACTTCTTATTTCCAAAAATCGTCCATAAGTCAAGAAACTTACATTCAGTACCCAATCATTGCCACTCCGAGTCACTTTATAATGGAGAGATTCGAGCAGCTCATCACTCACCCGAATGTTTTTCCCCTCAATGCTTTCCACAAACAAATCGAGGAGATACTCGCCATGCTGGTCGAGTACCTCCTGTTGGAATAAAAATTCTATCTCTTTGTCTGTTGGTTGCATCAATTTGAATTTATCTCTCTTCCAATGCAGTCAAACGTTGGTCAATGCCTTTGGCAATGAAAAGCAACAATTCATCCGTACGGAAAGAGTAAATATCTCCAGCTGTGCGAATAGTCACGCTGTGCGCTTCGACGGCTTCGGTAGCAGGTCTGAGTACGACGCCGCTTTCTTCATCCACAATCGCCTCTTGTGCATCAACAGCAGGATAATCAATGATTTCGTCAACCCACGAATCGTAACAGATAAACCCATACGCAAACGGATTCAGATTGTTGTCTTGCATAATCTCAATGGCACGCTGCACTGTCATACCTACGTGATGACGTGCGGCATCTCCTTTTTCAGCAACGGCATCGAGAAATTTGAAAGTCCCAATTTCACGCGAAAGCTGTTTTGCAGCATTCAGTTCGTCAACGGTCAGTGCTTCCACTAATGTTTTTTTACGAGCATCAGAGGTATTAATCGTGCCTGTTCCGGCATAGATCGTCGACCATCGGTTCGATGTTGTACCCAATGTTTTTGCATTGTCTGTACTTGGGCGCACATCTCCTTGCAGTATAGATGTTGCAATAGATGAATTACCTAATGTCACGGTATTCGACCCTGCACCAGTGGCATTATATCCGATAACAATTTGATTGGTTTGACCGCTGCTTTGAGCTTTAGCATTATACCCAATAAATATAGAATTGTCTGAAACAGCATTAGAAGATACAGAAGCGCCAGCATTTGTTCCGATGGCAACATTATTATCCCCTGAAATAATATTTGCAAAAACGTCAGACCCAAGTCCAGAATTATTAGATCCAGATAAATTATGAAACATCGATGAATGACCAATGATTGTATTACTCATAGCAGTTGTTGCTGAATACAAAGCTCCAAGTCCTACTGCTACATTGCGAATTCCTGAAGTCATATGATTGCAGGATAATCCACCAATAGAAGTATTACCTTCACCCGACGAAATTCCATTAGCCAGTCGTAAAGCACTCTCGCCAATCGCCACAGTAGAGCCGCCATTATTCGTAGAACCCGCATTGAGACCAAGAGCCACCTTATTACCAGGAGTTTTCAAGGCTGGTTTATTTTGGATGAAAGCCGATCCTGAAGTGGCGTTCCAATCAGCTTGTACCTGTGTATAAGAAGGAGTTTCCCATCCTCCGTATTCCTCATTCAGATGATAATAGCTCAAACAATAAATCTTATTGTCACCTCCTGTAATAAATACAGTAGTTATGGCAGTATTTCCATTAATTTCAGGAAAATAGACAACAGATGCAAAAGAAGGCGTTTTGATTCCAAAACCAGGTATTGAACGATAACGATCCGACAAATTATCAATTACAACTACACCCGATATTTCCAACTTACACAATTCATAAAAATCGTAATAAATCACGTCGTGCATCAAAAAAACTGGATTGTCAGGGTCGATAGGCAAATAGTAATCGTAACTGTCACTACCATAGCGCGAATAATAACGTTGATCAACATCAATTAATGGGCTACCAGACTCATCATATTGAAGAAATGCAGGGTCAAGAATTGGATTTCCTGAATTATCATCAATAATTTGCTCAGATGCAATTGTTTGGGGAAAATCAAGACGTCTCATTGCACTCAAAAGCTCAAGTAATTGCTCTTTAGTCATTCCTTTCCAATCTTTTTCTCCAAACTCGTTAGATTGTGCTACGGGAATCGTAAAATCGCCATTCAAAAAAGGCTTTTCGCCAATATTGCTAAATTTCATAATATAAGGGTATTAAATGATAAATATTAAGTACAAATTTCCATATATCCAGCACCAAAAAAAAGGACACCACACACCCCAAATCCCTTTCGTCTAAAGGGAAAACAATCGCATTTCTGCGTTCAATCTTTCGCTTGCGATGCCCTAAGCGGTTTCTTTGTCCACTTTCTTTGCCGAGTCAAAGAAAGTGGCGGAAAAAATAAAGCCTACCCCTCGAAATTCGTTCGTGGATAGGCTTCTGCTTTCAGGTTGATAACTTGGGCGCTTACTCCCTCTTTTTTTGGTTCTACGATAGTCATCGCTGGTTTAACCACTAGCACTCTTTGTGCATTTCCATTTTTTTGCATTGCTTTAAAAATTAAATTGTTAATAATTGTTTAACATCGGGTTAAGGTTGCACCCTCTCCCCCTTTTGATAAATCAAAGTTACACAAAAAATCACTAATATACAATAGTTATATATTTGATATACAGATACTTATATACATATATACACTAAATAACTTCTCCCACTTTTCAGGGAGTTATATTTGCAACGAAATAAATTTTTCGGACTTCAAAAGCCAAAAAAGGGCAGATATTGCCAAATAAAGGGCGTATTAAAGTCATTGTTTAGAATGAAAATAAATTAAGTGTCTGATTTTCAATAGTTAAACTTCCTCTTTCGTTTTTTCAACGAAAGAGAGAACACCGTTAGGGGCGACCCGCTCTGT